ACCTGGGCCAGACCTTCGCGGGTCCGTCGAGAAATACGGCGGCTCTCGAACTCAGCGATCGAGGCCAGCAGCTGAATGGTTAAGCGGCTAACATCAGGATCATCCATGTTGGGCATGTCCAGGGCAACAAACTTAACCTGGCTGTCCATCAGGTTAGCAATGAATGACAGGTTACGCGCCAGACGATCGAGCTTGGCCACGATCAGAACGGCGCCTTGCTTGCGGCACTCATCGATGGCGGCCAACAGCTGGGGCCGATAGTTTTTACGACCGCTCTCGATCTCGACAAACTCTTCCAGGATCTCGCAGCCTTTGGCGCAACACCAGTCCTGGACCGCATCGCGCTGGGCATCGAGACCGTTACCAGCCTCGCCCTGGCGCTGGGTAGACACACGAAAATAAACGATCGCTTTCATTAGAACTTGCCCTCCCTAATATCTGCAATCCGCTGGTCTTTGTCGAAGTATTTAACCTGGATGATTTCAACCCCAGCAGCTTCGAGATCAGCAATGTAATTCTTAGCGTCAGTCAGAGTATCCTCACAGCCGACGAAAGATTTGTGCGGGGTTTTAACTTCATACCTAATCATTACTTACTCCAGAAAAGCAGGGTGTTTCCAATCACCTTGGAAGATATGCCAGGCTTGCCGACCAGGTTCTCCAGGAAGAAATCCTCGAGAGCCTTGGCGCTGCCGAACTCGATCCTCCGCACCATCAGGCCATTGACCTCGACAATGCTGGTGGCGACGACCTCCTCGAGAAAGAAGGTCACTTTACCAAACGAAAACTGTTGCTCGAACTTAGTCAAAGAAGTTGCCCTCCACCCACCGATATTTGCCAGGGCCGTTCTCCATCCAGACGCCCTCGGGCAAGACGAACTGCTTGTTCGCCTCACCCATTGCCGCGAACACATCCTTGTAGGCTTCGGCTTTGAACTCTAGAACCTCGCCGTTGTATTCAAACTCATATGGCATTACGCATACTCCGCAAAGATATCGATTACTTCTGGTGCATCTGCCTTCCGCTCGTAGCTCCAGGGCGCATCGTCATAGCCAGGCATCTTCCGCAACATGCAGTCGATGAAGTTGTCTATGTGATACTGGCCAACAAAATCGCTCTCGTAGTCGGCATCCCGAAACTGCCGTGCCTCACATGCCTGGTAAGCAAAGCATTGAGCCATCTTGACGAAATCGATAGCCTTCAAGTCCAAGTCAGGCCGACTTGCCTCGGCAACGCACTCAGCCTCATAAGCCTCGAAGGGCTGCTCGTTGTTCATCCAGACCGCATCTTTGGCGCTATACCGCTCCTCGATGGCAACCCAGTTGGCTTTGGCTAATGCCTTGGCCATGCCTTTAGGGCTGTTGTTATAGCCCCGAACATTGACACCGTTGCGGCTCATGGTATTGGCCAACACGCCGATGTGATCTGCATTACAAAGAAATGCACTCATTTGTTTTCTCCTTTTCTGCCTGGAACTGTCTGTCGATGGCTTAACTATCGCCTTCCGACAGCCTTGATACTAAGTGCGATATCGCTTACTGTCAATAGGGCAATCGCTATTTTTTTTCGAGGATCGGTAATTGACTGTAAAACGACAGAAATCAGCCAACCTGGTCGGCTTCTATCTTCGCGTCCCAGCCCAGCTGAAAGACCGAATCGATGCACTTGCCCAGGAACAAAAGACAAGCCAGGCCCAGGTGGTGGTTGACCTGGTATCGAGAGCGCTCGAGCTGCCAGCCCCAGATCCAAAGGTTTCGGACTGGCTCAAGAGGGTTGGCCAATGACGGGCAAAGAATGGAAGGCACACTATGAAAGCTATGTCGAGTGTGACTTCTGTGGCCAGCAAACCAGGGGCCGCATCTATCCAGATGCTCCAACCAAGGTAAAGTGTGGAGCCTGTAACAAAATCATTGCCTCGGCAGTCACGCTGCCAAAGGCGCCCTGGGTCGAGGATGATCTCGGATGAAGGATGCCGTGCATGTGATTATGGCTGGGCAACCAGTCGGCAAGGGCAGACCGAGATTCACTCGCGCTGGGCGTATATACACACCAGCAAAGACCAAAGAATATGAAGAGAAGCTGCGATCAGCAGCCAGATTGGCCATGAAAGACCTGGATCGAGATCCAACAGAGATGCCATGTCGTGTGGTTATCCTGGCGCAATTCGAGATCCCAAAGAGCTGGCCCAAGTATAAAAAGCAAGCAGCCCTCACGGGCGAAGGAAATTACAGACCAGGCAAACCAGACATCGACAACATAGTAAAGGCCGCTCTCGATGCCATGAACGGTATCGTGTTCAAAGATGACGCACTCGTCTACAAGATCGAGGTCGAGAAGCGTTACGGGCAGCCTCTGCTCATTGCATCGGTGTTTTATGATGAGTAACAAAAGCTATGCCAAAGATAGAAACGCTGAGAAGCAAGGATCTCAGGAAGTATTCGATCCTGCCAATCAGAGCCGTGCAAGATCCGCAGATCAACAGGACAGCAGCTCTCGCAGTCCTCGCAGTCATGTGCAGCTACACCGACGAGCTGGGCCGCACATTCGTATCACAAGCAAGAGTAGCCAAAGACCTGGGCATCAGCCGCCAGGCAGCCAACAAACAGATCAAGAGGCTGCACGACCTGGGCTACCTGGTCTATGCAAAGAAGCAGTACAAAGGCCAGTCAACCAACACAGTCAAGGTGGTCTATGACATGGATGTAAAGGACGACCAGGAAGCACGCTCAAACCTCACTGCAAAGGAACAAATGGAGCTGGCAGAGAGAGAAGCACAGCTTGTTAATAAGCCTGTGAGTAAGTCCTGGGATATCCAACCAGGGCAAGATGAGGTGCAACCCCAGAAGTTGCAGGGGGGTGCAACCTCTAGGGTTGACAGGGGTGCAACCTCAGAAGTTGCACATAACGAGACACTAACGAGTAATATTAACGAGTATAAAGATAAAGCTAGAATGTTGTGTGTTATGTTTTTACGAGTTGCTGATTCTTATGGCACTCCACGACAGTACCAGGAACGAGACGAGCAGATGATGTTGACCTGGGTTCGCAATGGCCTCACAGCTGACACCTGGAAGGACATCCTGACCAACCACATCGAGTATTGCAAAAGAAACAGCAAGGACATGGCTCGAGGTATCGGATACTTCCAGGAACCAGTGAGGCGTGCGCTGGGCAAGAGCAAGAACCCAGAGGTGAACAAGCTGATCCAGGAACTGAAGAGGAGTTTGAAAGCATGATGTCAACGAGCCAAACGGTCGTATGGCCAGATGACACCCCCCTAGCGGGTGATGCTGCGCTCGATCGCGCGACCCCACCCCTTTCCCCCCACCCCTGCGCCGTTGTGTGTGGGGGTCTCACAAAACTATTTTCCGAAAAACGAGGAGAAGCGGAATGAAGCGTTTTACAGTAAGCCAAGCTAAGGAGATCGAGGGCCGAGACAAGCCAGTATGGCTACGGCACGGGATTGCCTTCCAGAAGGACGGGAAGCCTGTTCGTATTAAGTTGGAGAGTTTGCCTGTTCCTAATCGGGACGGTGAGATCTGGCTGACATTGTTTGAGGACACAGGAGAACGCCAGGGAGGCTCGTCAGAGGGCTTTACGCCTTCTGGGTACGATCAATCGCCTGGGGCGGTTACGGCGCTCCTGGAGGCTCTCAGGGGCCAGATGATGATATTCCGTGGTAGGTCTAATGGCGAAGGGTTCGGATAAGCGTCCCCCTATTGGTCGGTTCGGCGGTGTGCGTATGGTGCAGCGTCGAATTGGCCGATCGGAGACTTTGTATCACAACAAGGAAGCTGTGGCTGCCGAGCTGTTGAACATTGGGACAACGAACATAACGGACATAGTGAATTTGGATGGGACGGTTAAGGACTTTGACCAGATCCCTCCAGAGGCTCTGAGTGCGATAAAGAAGATAACGGCTGGTCCTGACGGGCGTGTGACGATTGAGTTGTTTGACAAGGTTGCCACATTGCGTGTTTTGGCGAAGGCGTCTGGGTTGCTGGATGCTGAGGCTAACCAGGAGAAGCCGAGTATCATTGGGATTAACATGCGCGGTCCTGAGTTGATCGAGGATGTTCAAACGACGACATATGAGGTGAGAGATGGCGAAGAAGCAGAGCAAGCCGAATCCTTTGGAGCCGACAGCGAGGAAGCTGGGGGAGCTGATGGTGAAAACGAGGCTTAGTCCTCGAGAGATAGCCCAGCGCTACGGGCGGCCAGAGACGACGATTGATGAGATGCTGCGGGGCAAGAAGAGTATTCCGCTGCATTGGCTGGATGATTTAGGGAAGTTGGCTAGAAATGTCGGACATTGAGCGTAAGTTTATTAGAGTTTCTGAGCAGATGACCAATGTGAAACAAGAGGTCGGGCATAAGTTTGCTGAATTGACTTTCCAGATCTATGAGCTGCGCGTGGAAACGGATAGGTTAAGGACTGAGGTTGCTTTGTTGAGAGAGGCTGTTGAGAAGCGCTCGGCCAGCGTTTCAATTCCATTTAGGGGGACGATATCGTGACAGTGCCTTCGATGGATCTGGACTTCTCGAACAGTCCAACAGTGTGGAAATTTCTGCACGATAATAGTTTTGTTCGGGGGTTGATGGGGCCAGTGGGTTCTGGTAAGAGCTATGGTTGCGCAGCTGAGATAATGTTAAGGGCAGTCAATCAGAAGCCCAGTCCGCGTGATGGCATACGCTATTCGCGGTTCGTGATTGTCAGGAATACTTATCCCGAGCTGCGCACGACCACCATCAAGACCTGGCAAGAGCTATTCCCCGAGGATGTATGGGGCGGGATCCGATGGCAGCCGCCTATTACTCACCATTTGAAGCTGCCAGCGCGGGGTGACGCTGCTGGAATTGACTGTGAAGTTATCTTCATGGCTCTTACATCGCCGCAAGATGTGCGGAAATTGCTGTCTTTGGAGCTGACTGGTGCCTGGGTAAACGAGGCTCGAGAGCTTCCGAAGGCCGTGATCGATGGTTTGACCCACCGTGTGGGCCGATATCCTACGAAAGCGGATGGCGGCGCGACCTGGTACGGGATCTGGATGGATACCAACCCGCCAGATAACGATCATTGGTGGCATGAGCTGGCCGAAAAGAACCCGATCGGCGGTGAATATCCCTGGACATTCCATCGCCAGCCTGGTGGCGTGCTGCAAGTTGCGCCTGATGAGGTTCCGAAAGACAATCCAGAGAGCCAGGGATTTTTGTTTTCGGGCGGTAAATGGTGGCAAGTCAATCCGAAAGCGGAGAACAGGCATAATCTGCCGCCAGGTTACTATCAACAGCTGCTCGGCGGTAAAAATGCGGACTGGATCCGCTGCTATGCCCAGGGCATGTATACGTTTGTCCAGGAAGGTCGGCCTGTCTGGCCCGAATATGACGACGAATTGATGAGCGGAACCGTCGATGTAGATCCATATTACCCTGTTCAGATCGGTGTGGACTTTGGTTTGACGCCAGCTGCGATATTTGGGCAGCGCACGGCGGGTGGCGCCTGGAGAATTTGCGATGAGCTGGTCACATTCGACATGGGCCTTGAGCGTTTCGGCCAGGAGCTGATCTCTAAGATAGCTGAGAAATATTCTAAGCACGATATCCTGATCTGGGGCGACCCTGCGGGTAACAAACGCGACGAGATCTACGAGGTTACGGCCTTCGATCACCTTCGATCGCTGGGATTTAAGGCGCAGCCGACCGATAGTAACGCCTTCCAGGTGCGTCGAGAGGCTGGCGCGGCGCCAATGTCCAGGCTAATCTCGGGAAAACCTGGGCTGATGGTGGACAAGAAATGCTTGCGATTGCGCAAATCTCTAAGCGGAGGGTATTTCTTCAAGCGTCAAAGCCTGGGCGCTGGGCAAGAACGATTTAAGGATAGTCCCGTGAAGAATGAACACTCACACTGTGGCGATGCGTTTGGATATCTGATGCTAGGCGGCGGGGAACAGCGGCGATTGCGGCGCGGATCCTACACTAGCCAGGGCGGAACATATTCGGCCAACACAGATTTTGAGATATTCTGATGCCTATTATGTTTGGAGATAGCTTTCTCGGCCCTGGTCAAAGCCTGGTCCCGTTTCGTCCCGAGCATTTGTTGCGCATGGAGCTGAAAGGCGACGAGCTATTATACCTCGAGCTAATTCCAGAGTATCATCGATACATCATCGAGATGGCGATCCCTGAGTTCAGCTGGACATTGATCGGCAAAGATGGACCTGTCTGTGTTTTCGGGATGCGGCCTATGTGGCCAAGTGTTGGCGAGGTTTGGATGCTGCCAGGTGTTGGTATTGAGAAAAATGCGATAGCGCTCGTCAAGGGTGGCCGACATATATTTGCTCAGATCGAGTATGAATATAACCTGAGCCGCCTTCAAATAGCCGTTCGGAAGTCTAACTATACAGCTTACAAATTTGCGCGTTCAGTGTACTTTGAACAGGAGAGTGTCTTGGCCAAGTTTGGCCCTGACGGTGAAGATTATTACATGATGACGAGGATCAGATAATGGCAGCATTAGCAGCACTCCCCGCGTGGGTTCTTCCCGCAGCAGCTGGCGCAATAGGCGGTACTGTTTTAAGCAAAGCAATGGCTCCGAAAACGCCCAGCGCACCAGCTGGCGTTAGCGAAGCACAGCAACGCGCCGAAGCTCGAGCAGATGCACAAACCCGTGAAGAGACCGCACGCATGGCCGCGCGCCGCCGCGCACGCCGCACTGGTGGTCTACGCCTTCTGATGTCGCAAGCGCGCCAAGAAGGTCCGCAAGTTGGTATGCGCACAACGCTAGGCCCAGGAGGCTGATATGACCCAGATCAAAGCAGATCCGCGCGTCCATCGTAAAGCGGCGCCAGTCGAAGAAGTAAAACAGGAGAAGGTCAATGCCAAAGAAGCTGCACCGAAAGCTGCTCCTAAGCGCAGAGCGTCTCGGGCTAAAGGGTGAGCGTAAGCAAGCCTATGTCTTTGGGACAATGCGAAAGATTGAAAAGGGGCAAAAGCCCCAGCCGAAAAGGAGTAAATGATGGCGGTTCTTGATAAAGATGTCGGCCTGGTCGAAAAAGATATTACGGCACAAAACACATTCAGCGATGGGATCTATACCCAGGGCGGTTTTAATATTTCGATCTCTGGCACATTTGTTGCGACTGTCACAGTGCAACGCAGCTTCGATGCTGGTTCGACCTGGCGTGATGTTGATACATTCACGGCACCGATCGAAACATATGGCCAGGATCCTGAGCCTGTTGTGGTCTATCGAGCTGGCGTAAAGACTGGTGAATTTACCAGCGGGACTGTTTCGATCCGCATCGGTCGATAGGTGGCGATATGGTTGCCAAGCGCTATCAAAATCCAAGCGGTGGGCTAAACGAAGCTGGCCGCAAGTATTTCAAGCGCAAAGAAGGTGCCAATCTAAAATCGCCAGTTAAGTCAGGAGACAATCCTCGCCGCGCCTCTTTCCTGGCGCGCATGGCTGGCAATGATGGTCCAGAGCGTGATGCAAAGGGGCGTCCGACTAGATTGCTGCTATCACTGCGCGCCTGGGGTGCATCATCGAAGGCTGACGCCAGGAAGAAGGCGGCGGCAATAAGTAA